AAACAAGGTGCAGCGTTACTGATAAGTTCGTCTCTTGGGTTTTTAGATAGACTACCTCCATCAAAAGGAAAGTCAACTATAAGAAAAGAGGCAAATAGATTAGCAGCAATTTTTGGTATAGTCAACTCACCTAAACCACAGAAGACAATAGGATTATCATCAAAACTAGAATGGTGGGGTGGTAGTGGTAGTAATATAACTGCTCGTACCACTGATGGAAGTGAAGATGGACAATCATCTAAAAATAACGAAGGAGGTAATAACAAAAGCGGTTTTCCTAGGATACCTGGTAAGTTTCTTAAAAATTTGGGAGTGATTACTATAGGTGCGGGACTCTTTAGTGCAGGATATTTTATACCTAAAATGTTTCCTAGCACTGCAAAAAGTAAGACAGATAATAATGTAGAAGACTTTAAGGAGAATAAACTCCTAGAAAAGACAACAAATGAAGAAACTGGTGAAAAATTAGAATTATCTGAGTATGAACGTATAATTGCAGAAAGGGAGTCAATAGAAGAAACTATTGCAGCACTGGAAAAGGAATTAGAAGATAAGAAGAAGAACAGAAGCGGATTCACAAACTTCATGAAAGGAACTTTATCTGGTGAATTTGGTGAAATTAAGAAACAGATAAAAAAACTAAGAAAAGAATTGGGTAAAAAAGTGACAAATGATAGTGGTAATGAGGTATTGTATTATTATCCAAATAGTCCAAAAGAAATTGAAGAACAAAATGAATTTGAAAATAAATTGCTAGAAAATGAAAAAGCATGGATGAAAAAACATAAAGAGATGGAAGAAAACCCTGATCCTTTCAAACATGACAAATATTGGAAACCCATTGTACTAAATCCACCCACTGCAAACGCATGGGAGAAAGCAGTCAATGCTGCTAAAAAAGATGGTATTAACTTGCCACGTTCTGTAACATCTTCATATAGATCACCAGAACAACAAGCAGGATTAATATATGCTGCTAACAAGGGTGAGAAAGGTATTGTAAATCCTGCACCAATAGGAGAGTCAGCACATGGACAGGGTTGGGCAATTGATATTATTAGTCCAAGTCCTGCAAACGATTGGATGAGACTAAATGCTAAACAGTTTGGTTTTGAGTGGCAGGGTGAGAAGGATCCAGTTCATTTTGATTTTATTACTAATGAAGAAAATACAAAATATTTACAACATGGCAATGATTCGTGGATTCCTAAGAATCTTAAAAGTAAAACTATCAGTCATATATCACCTGGCGATACATCAGAAGGAGAACTAAGCACTAAAGCAGCATTGGCAGCATGGAGGGAAGGTAATCCAAACATAGATCCTTGTGATTGTAATTCGGCAATAACAACTATAAATGAGGAACCAGTAAATCAGGGATTGCAAAATGCAACGGGAAATGAAATCACTCTCTCAAAAATTATTGCTGTACCACAATCACAAATAGTTCCAGTTTTTGTTGCCCAAAATACAGAAAATGAAGAAGATGATTCTAAAACTATCATAGATCCTTTTAGTAAGGCAGTTGTATATGAGGGAGGTATAGCATAATGAAAGCATTACCACCAGCTATGTCAAATCAAGGTATTGGACTTTCTAAGTTCATATCCAATCCTAGTGCCATTACAAAGGCAATGGGTATTCCTGCGTCTCAACAAACTGTTGATGTAAGTGCCACTGACGTAACATCTAAATCTAAAGTAGCACCAGTAGCACAACCAACACAAAATCTTGTTCCAGATCCAGTGGTAGCAATGGGTGTGGATCCTAAAACTGGAAAATATTTAACTCCAGAAGAGAGGAAAAGACAATTTAAAGAACGTAGAGCGAAGAGAGCAATGGGAATAGATCCTGATCTACCACAGGCAGGAGAAATATCAAAAGTTGACACGTTAGAAGATGCAGGAATAGGTGAAGATCAAGTCAAAAACAGAGTAAAGAAAGATTTAGAAGATGAGTTTGACATAGATCCTAAGATGAAGAAAGCATTTATGGATGCCTTAGCACTTCCTGTTAAGTCTGCTGCTGTTGCAATAACAGATTTACTAGAAAAAATTCCTGCACCAAGTAGAGAAGCATCTAAGATATTGAACAGAAATATTAATAAAATTAATGATGCATTTAATTTAGGTGCTGCTAGTAATGAAGTTGCTAACGATGAGGCAGATAATGATATGAAAAATAAAAAAGGAACGGTTTTAGGTGGTATTATATCTAAAATATTCAATCTCTTTACTGGTAACAAAAGTGCTAGTGGTAACACTGGTGGTGCTAGTGAAAATGCTTCTACATCAGGTAGTAGTGCATCAAATGCTATCGTAAAGGGAGATGCTACTGAAGGGAGAAGAGCACCATATACAGGAACTGCTGATGGTATAGGATTGGGTGATGGTAGAGTTTCTCGAAGCAATCAAAATCAAACTGGTAAAGTGCGTAGTATGTCAATGAATGCAACCGCCAATATATTTGGTGGTCGTGGTAATACGTCGGTAAGTTCAAATCCCAGTAATTTTGTGGAACTATCGTCAATGAATGCTCACCCGCTTGTTAGTAACTCAGCTGCTGCTTATGCTGCTAGAACGAGAGATATGGTACCACGAAATATAGTGCAGAAGTTAGCAGAGAAGAGAGCTGAAGCAATGAAGAGAGTAAGTAATAAAGAACCAGTAACTAACTTAACAGAACTTACTGATAAAACCATAGAGGAAAATAGGAAATCTGCTGATCAAAAAACTCAGAAGCAAGTTGCTACTGCTATTGGAACTTCCGATGTTATAACAACTCCTAATGTTAAACCATATCAATCAGAAGGTGGTGCACTTGCTCAACCAAACATTAAAAAATCTAAGTATTTGGTTTCCTATAATACAACGTCTCAGTTCTAATGTCAGTCAATAGTCAGTCTAATTTTCAACTAGTAAATTTCTTCATTGCGGATTTTCCCCCCATTGGAGTTAATCAGGTATTGTATGTCAAATATACCGAAGACATGAGGCAAGCAACCACAACTATGGAGGTACAAATAACTGACAGTAGCACTGGTTTCTTATCAAGTTTACAAGGTATGGAACCTGTATTCATTCGCATAGCAGATAGTGAAAACAAAACAGAAATTGGTGGAAGTTTTGTTGTTTATGACATACAGGATAGGAGAAACATTGGTGGAAAATCATCAGCAGTATTAATGTTATGTACTCCTGATTTTATAAACAATGCTGCTAATAAAATATCAAGAAGATTTGGTAAAGGTATGGGTATAAAAATACATGACATTGTAAAAAACGAGATATTAATTAACTTGATGAAGATAGATGAAAAAAGATTAATTAATTTTGAACCATGTGTTAATAGTTTCTCATTTGTATCACCATATTGGAATCCATTTACAGCAATAAGATGGTTAGCAGCAAAAGCAATACCAGCTCCAAAGGGTAGTGGTCCTGCAGCAACTGCAGGATATGCTTTTTATCAAACAAGATCTGGATATAACTTTGAATCTTATGATAAATTTGCATCTAAAGAACCTGTAGCAAGAATGGTTGTTGGACACAATCCAGACGAAATGGAGGATGATAGTGACCTAGGAATTATTCCACTTAATCAGTTGACCGTAGAATCATCTGCTGACTTGTTGAAGGGTTTAAATTTAGGATCGTATTCAAGTAATGTAATGACATTAGACTTAAAAGATATGAAGTTTGAGCAACATCCATTTAACATTAATAAATATTACAAAGATGTTAGCGTAATGAACTCTCGTGTTACACCAGAGTTTTACTCAGGATTTGATACTAACCAAACATATACTAGAATCATGTCTAAGATATCAGACTCTGCATTATTCAGTGAGGGTACATACACACAAGACTTTACAAAACAACTTTCACAAGCTAGTTTGAGGGAAAAATTATTTTATAATAAAAAAGTTGTAGTTGAATTTATATCAGATTATTTCTTAGAGATAGGTGAAGTTGTGCAATTAGATGTATATAAAGGAACTAGCGACAGAGAGCAAGATTATTCGGTCTCTGGTAAATATGTTATTGGTAAAGTTGAGAGAACATTTAAAACTAGTCAAGATAAAATGACTTCTAGACTTACATTATATACTGACTCAGATGGAGAGGTTGTAGATTAATGATGGAGAGTGTCGCTAATTTTATAGGTAGAGAAGGGTTCAACTGGTGGGTTGGACAAGTGGAAAATGATGGTGCAAAATATTGGAATGCGGAGTTGGATGGTGGCACAGGAGATTGGGATGAAGGTGACTGGGATTGGACTAATAAAGTAAAAGTTAGGATCATAGGATATCACAATCCAAATAGAAAAGAATTACCTACCAGAGATCTACCATGGGCACAGGTGTTAATGCCTCCCATATACTCACAACGTTCTGGTATTGGATCAGTACATCAACTACAAATTAATAGTTGGGTTGTTGGTTTTTTTATGGATGGTTCGTCTGCACAAATCCCTATTGTTATGGGATCAATCAGTGATGAGAACCCAGATAGCAGTTATGGTGTAGCAGGAGGTAAGGAAGAGGGATTTGCACAGTTAGCAACACCAAACTATAAGTTTCCAGATCACAATGGTGATGGTAGTTCTGCAGCTAATACTGGTAGTTCAGTTCAAACTAATGAAAATACAGGTTTGGATGAAAAAGCTACTAACAATGATGGACATAAGAATGGAGAGGGAGAGAGTACTACAAAAAATGAACGAGGTCCAGCAAAGACTCAAAGTGAAAAACAAAAGGCAGCAACAGAAAAACAAAAAGTAACAGTCCAAGTTGGTAACGGTAAATGTGGATCAGAGACTGCTACAAAACTTGAAGGTCCTATGGCAGAGTTTATGAAGTTTGCTCGTGGTATAGAGAAGAATGATATAGATGAATTTATTGACAAAAAGACTGGTAAAGTCGTTGACCTAGAATATGAAATTAACCTAACACAACAACGCATACAGAAAAAACTTACAGGACTGACTGCTAACATCAAAGGCGTCGTCATGGAAGATGTCAATAAACTCATAAAGGAAGGTCTTGAAGATATTGGCATACCAGATCCAGAGTTAGACACTGCAGTCAAGAAACAACTTAAGGATGTTGGTGATCTTGTGTCTTGTTTATTCAAACAAATGCTAAGTGAATTGGGTGATTTTATTAAAGGTATGCTTAGTGATCTTTTAGAAAAGGTATTGGATACTGCCTTATGCCTAGTTCAAAACTTCCTTGGTGAGATCATGAACAAAATAATGGACATGATACAAAGTGCATTGGGTGTCTTAAAAGGTGTTACAGGTGCTATCAAAGGTGCAAGAGATAAAATACAAAACTTACTTAATAAAGTCTTAGATTTCATAGATCTATTTTGTGATGGCGAACTATCATGTGCTATTGGTGCGTCTGTATTTGAGACTGGTCTTGGTGCAAAGGCAAAAGGTAATGAAAAAGCAGCAAAAGCAGCAAGTCAGTACAAAGTCAAACCTCCTAATTCTGTATCAATTGTAGGTGATGGTAATCCTATTAAAGGTTTTGTTCCTACTGTTGATCGTAATGGAGTCAAAAAGGTGTTTAACACTTCTACAGGTTCATTAGTTGATCTTGATAGTGCAGCTGGTCGTGCCACTGGCATATCAGAAAAGAACTTTGATACACGAGGACCTCTAGAGAAGTTCGAGGGTCTTAATTTCTATGATTCTTCTGGTAATATCTCAAGTGCTGCAGTCAATTGTAACAACAGCATCTTGAATAAGAAACCATGCTTCCCAGAAATGGTATGGGATAATCTAAAATCAACAAGTCCTATCAAAGCATTACCTATCGTTGACGATATAGGACAGATTCTTGGTGTATTGATGAGAAAAAAAGGTACAAATGTCAATAGAGAAGCATCAGTTAGAGCACAATTTACATGTAACGAACCAGAGGGTAGTGGTGCAGAGTTTAAACCAAACATTGTAAATGGAAAGGTAGATTCTATTGCAGTTATAAAACCTGGTGTAGGATATGGATTTGATCCTGCTAGTACATATTGCCCTAATGAGCAGTATGGCGTATTAGTCAATAAGGCAGGATTGCAGGAACATGTAAATGATGGTGAATATCTAGAGCAAGTAAGTTTTGGTAACACTGACGTATTACAAGTTGTTGACACAGATTATGATGAAGATCATATATTAATAGCAACCATAGATCCATCATTCAATCCTAGACTGACTGTGGGATTAGATTTACAGACAAAATCTGGACATCAATTCACATTAAACTTCAATCGTAAGTTCCCAACACTTGTAATACCTCCAGATGCTACAGCGATATATGCTAAGTGTGGTGATGTAATTCCTAAACTTGATGATATAGATATTGTTAGTGTTGGAACTAACTATGTCGATCCAATAATCACTATTGGTACAGGATCTAAAAAGAGACAAATTGGATCCGCAACAACAGATTCTAAGGGAAGACTTATAAAGGCAACTGTAACAGAACCTGTATTAGGTTTTGTCAAACCTGTCGTGGAAGACAACGCAGAGAATGGAACAGGAACTGGTGGATTACTAAGTGTGGTATATACATACTCAGGTCCTAGAGAGATTAAGGAGAATAATGTCTTGCCACTCAAACAATACATTGACTGTGTGGGTCATCCTATGATAAAATCTACTATAGAAGAAGAGGAAGATGGTTTGACAGATACAGGATTTAATTTAGTAGATGGTTTGGACATTTCTACCACAGATGACACCTCTTCTGACACCGTAACAACAACACCGACTGTCACTGATCCTGTATCTACACCAGTTAATCAACCAACGCAACCAACGCAACCAACGCAACAGACACAGCAACAGCAAACTCAACAAACTCCACCATCAACACCACCCGCACAAAATAATCCACCACAGCAGGGAGGTTATGGAGGTTACTAATGGCAATCAATCTTTTTACAGGTGGTACCAATGATCCAAACGAATCACCTGACGTCAAAATAAAATATCCATACAACTGGGTACAAGCAACATCTGCGGGTCATGTGTTCGAGATGAACAATACCGATGGTGGAGAATACATACGTTTGCTCAATGCAAATGGTAATTTTCTTAATATAGATGAGAAAAATAACAACAACCTAGTTTCTTATAATGATACATATATCTTATCAGACCATAATCTTGTTATAAG